GTAATAACCATTTCTACTTTAAGCCTCGTCTATCGGCCTCTGAGGTGGCAAATACGAGCGATAATATCTTCATTTTATCAGCCTGTCTTGGTGGCCCGCTATGGCAAAATTATTCAGCAAATAACATGGATAATTTCAATCGGTGGGTAAAGTTCTTCAAGGAGAACAAACATCGTGCTTGGTTAGAGGTTCAACCTCACAACGACAGAGAGCAGATTGAGTACAATAAGCTCTTGTTATCGTTGCATGAAGAGCATGGTATTCCACTTGTGGCTACAAATGACGTTCATGCTGTAGATAAACGGGCAGACGGTCTTCGTAAATCACTTATGCGTGGTAGCAAGTTCTTTGAACCTAAAGCACAACAGATTGTCAAGGGTTCTGGTATCTCATTAGCAGACGCAGAAGATATTGTCGTAGAAGAATGGGAACAAGAGAACCAAGGATTTGAATGTTGGGCTAAGTCATACGATGAAATGATTGAATCGTTTGAAGCTCAAGGTGTCTTATCTAAAGAGCAAGCGATTGAAGCACTTGCCAATACATTGGTTATCGACTCTATGATTGAAGACCATGAATTTGACCGTACATTTAAGTATCCTAAGATTTCAGATACACCAGAAGATGATATGAAGAAGATTATCAATACTGGTTACAGAAGTCGTGGGCTTGACAAAATGCCTAAAGACCAACTGAAAGAATACATTGAACGTGTTCAGAAAGAATACAAGGTGTATAAAGACATGGGTGCTATTGACTATATGCTCTTGGAAGAGTATGTGGTTGGTACTGCCAAGCGTAACGGTAAATGGGTAGGTCCCGCTCGTGGGTCTGTATCTGGTAGCTTAATTGCTTACCTAATGGGTGTTACTGACGTCGACCCAATCAAGGAAAACTTGAGCTTTGAGCGTTTCATGAACAAAGACCGTATCTCACTTCCCGATGTCGATAACGATATTTCAGGTGTTGGGGAAGAGTCTGACAGAGCATGGGTTGAAAAATTCATGATGAACAATGAGAAGTTTAACTGTTCAGCTATCGTAACATACGGTACACTTGCTATCAAGAGTGCTATCAAAGTTGCGGGTCGCTCACTCAATATGCAACCTCAATTACTGAATGAAATCACATCAGATATTTCAGATGATGGTGATATTCCTGTAAGTATTCGTAACGATTACAGTGAATTGATTGAGATTGCTGAGGGTCTAGTAGGAACAGTTACTCACGTTGGTCGTCACGCCTCTGGGTTCGTGGTTACAACAGATGATATTGAGTCAGTGTTTGGTGAAATCCAAGTAGCGAAATACCAATATCCAGTAACTGCAATCGCTATGAAAGAGATTGACTACCTTAACTATGTGAAGCTAGATATTCTTGGTCTTGACAACGTGTTCTTAATCGGTAAGACTTGCGAGTTTGCTAACTTACCATACCTAACACCCGAGCGGTCAGATATTATCGACTTCCATGACCAAGAAGTTATGGAAGACTTGCGTAAATCAACGGTTGGTATCTTCCAATTTGGTGCGCCTCGTGCGTTCAGTTTGGTTAAGGATATGTTCGCACCAGAGGTTCAGGAACGTATGAAGAGTTCAGGTGTTAATACTGACCCAGTGAACCAGTTAGCGTTACTTTCCGCAGCAATGAGACCAGGTTCTGTCTCTATTATTGAAGATATTGTATCGGGTAAAGTATTCGATAACGGACACCCAGCTCTCAATAAGTTGCTAGAGCAAACGTTAGGATACTTGATTTACCAAGAGTCAATCATTGAATGGCTTGTAACTTTCTGCGGACGTACACCGTCAGAAGCGGACACAATCCGTAGAGCGATTGGTAAGAAAGACGCAGACGTGATGAACCATGAAATGCCTATTATCAAACAGCAATTCGTTGACACCATGGTTAAAGAACATGGGGACACAAGAGAACACGCAGAAGAATTAGTTGAGAAGTTTATTCAAATCTTGAATGACGCTACCAACTATTCATTCTCACGAAATCACGCCATTCCTTATAGCTACATTGGGTATATCTCAGCTTGGTTAAGATACTACTATCCTTTAGAGTTCTTAACTGCGGGTATGATTGTAGCCAACACAAAAGGTAATGAGGTTGCTCAGGCAAGAAATAAAGAGTATCGTGAGTACGCTGAAATGCGTGGTATCTCACTTCACCCACATAAATTCAGACGCTCTAAAGGAGATTACTTCTTCGACAAAGAGACCAATGGTATTTATGAAGGTACAAAATCTATCAAGTCAGTAAACGAAAGTATTGGCGATATGCTATACGATAGTTTCGCAAACAAGCAATATGACGATTTCGTTGATTTCTTATTGGACTTGAAAGAGCCAATTAAAAACGTGACATTGATTGATGAAGACGGTATGAAATTAACGTATAGCACAAGAGCTATTCTTAATATGTCAGAAGAAGAGGTTAAAGAGCTAGATAAGAAAATTAAGGCTCTTACCAAAATCAGTGAAGACAATGTTGTCTATACATCAGTCAATACGCCAGTAAACAAGACGCAGATGGAGAACCTAATCTCAGTTAACTACTTTGAAGAGTTTGGTGGAAACCTGAAACTAATGGAAATCTTCAACAAGTTTAACTCGACATACAAGCCTAACAACAAGACTTGGGCGGGTAAACGTAAGCATTTCCAATCGGTTAAAGAGCTATTCAAGAAAACACCTAATAAGTCATATCCACTCACTGACCAACTTGGTCTTGAGCTAGAACTAATCGGTAAATGTAGTACAATATCTGATAAAGTTTCAGACAAGTTCTGTTTCGTAACAAATGTAGAGAGAAATAAGAGCTATGCCAACGTAACGCTTTACTCAGTTAAGAAAGGTAAAGAGCTTACAGTTAAAGTTGGTATTACTCAATTCAATCGCTTAGAGATTAAGGTTAAAGATTTAATTGAATTGAAAGAACATACAGTGAAGCCTAAACCAACTCGTATTGATGGTGTATGGACACAACACCCAACAGAAAAGGTTGTATGGCTCAAACAGTATGTCATTGTAAGGAGAGACAAGTAATGTTGAAAGTACACAACTTCTATGTCTTCTATCCACCAAAGTACAACAACTATATTTTCACCATGAAAATGGCAGACACTGGGCTTGAGAAAGGCTTGAGCCTAGTGGAAAATGTAGTTAGCGACAAGAACATCGACAAATTAGTTGACCTTAATTACTCGCTAATTGATACGGATAGAATGTTGGCATATAGAATTAAGGGGAATACAGTTACTCTTTATGAGTTAGAAGCTCCAAGAGATAACAATTTGTATCGGGTTGAGTCTATCATTAGTTATGAAGACGATACTCAAGTAGACGTTAGAAAATGGGATAAGGAGAATTTGTCATGATAAGCGCATTTATGCTTGTTATTGCCGTATTATCTTTCTTTTGGGCTGTCGGGTATGCTAAAGAATACTTTGACGAACATCAGGGAAGATTTGATAATACAAGTGCTGGCGGTGGTTGTATCATCGCTTTTGGTTGGGTTATCGGTTTAATCAGCATGGCTTCACTATCACTGATTTTTGGGACAGTACTCGTAATTTCAGTATTCGGTGTAGTTGGCTTTCTATTTATCTTTGTATTGGGGTTATTGATTTGACAGTAAATAAACTATATAAACAATTTACAGAGCTACAATCTTATAATGGTCGTTTAGATAAGATTAGCTATATCAACAACAACTTAAACGACAGCGTATTTATCGGTACGCTTTCGCTATTGCTAAACTCTTTCGTGGTGTTTGGTATTGGCAAGAAGAAGTTAGAGAAAGGTGCAGACTTATCTCTAGCTACCGATATTAAAGACTTAACACAGCTACTAACTTACTTGTCCAAAAACAACACTGGTAGTGGTAAAGACATCGCTACAGTACTTAAGTTTACAGACAGCTTAGATGATGAATTAACAGAGTTCGTTCATCAGTTAGTGACCAAGACATTTAAGGTCGGTGTAACCGCTGAAACAATCAACGAGAACTGTAAGGGTGTAATGATTCCAACGTACAGCGTTCAGTTAGCTCATGACTACACCAAACACCTTAAGTTCCTTGAGTCTTACGTTAAGTCAGATACATTCGCTTTATCTGAGAAGCTAGACGGTGTTCGTGTGACAGCTTTGGTAACACCAAAAGGTACTGAGTTCTATACTCGCCAAGGTAAAAAGATTGATGGTATGTCTGATTTAGAATACCAATACAATCAACTATTCCACGATACAGTGGTTGACAATGGCGGTTTTGCAGTTGACGGTGAGGTAATCAACACGGTTAACCCTAAATCATTTAGCCAAACCCAAAGCATTGTAAGTACCAAAGGCGAAAAGAAAGACCTTATGCACAAGGTATTTGATATTGTACCTATCAATGAGTTCTATATGGGTCGTAGCAACTTAACATACAATGGCAGACGCAGAATGTTAGCCACTATGTCCAAGTTAGCCTCTCATAAAGGGCTTCACTTAATTTCGGTATTGCCATTACTATATACTGGGAATGACCTATCGGTTATTCCTCACTACTTATCCAAAGTAGAAGAGCAAGGTGGCGAGGGCTTAATGATTAACCTTAACGATGTATATGTAACCAAGCGTACACGCTCATTACTTAAGGTTAAATCATTCCACTCAGCTGACCTTAAAGTAACTGGAGTATTCGAGGGCGAGGGCAAACTTGCGGGAACGCTTGGTGGTATCATCGTTGACTACAAGGGTTACGAGGTTAAAGTTGGTACAGGGTTTGACGAAGCGACACGAAAAGAGTTCTGGGAAGATACAAGTAAGATTGTTGGAAAGATTGCAGAGATTAAATACTTTGAAGAGTCTACCAACAAATCTGACAACTCATTGAGTTTACGATTCCCAGTATTCCAATGTGTTCGATTTGACAAATCAGATAAAGACGTTAATATTGACTAGGAGATTTTTATGAAAGCAAAAAATACAAATACAATCGCAGACTTTCAAGTGTTTACACAGGAGCAAATTCAGCAAGCGTATCGTAACGTAACGGGAGACAAAAACTATACATTCAAGTTTACTAAAGATACTCCAGAGAATTGCGATAAGATTGTAGAAATTTTAGCTAAAGACGGACAGGTATTCCCTGTTGATTTTGACGGTATCTACTACTCTTACTTTGCTAATATGGCTGGAGTTCTGTTGCTTAATGTAGTTGCTATTCCGCAATCACGAGTAAAAAATACAGCTACACTTAACTATATCATCAACTCAAACAAAAAGAAATAGTCAAGGCAACTATTGACAGAATACAGGTTTTATGATATAATACTTGTATATCAGAAAAGGAGATTTATTTATGGTAACAGTTTATTCAAAACCAAATTGTATGCAGTGCGACTTTACTAAGCGCCAATTATCGGCTAAAGGCGTAGAGTATACAGAGGTTGATGTAACAGCTCCAGAGAACGCAGAGCTACTTGAACAACTTAAATTGCATGGGTATTCATCTATGCCAATCGTGACTAAGACAACGTTTGAAGATAAAGAAAATACATGGTGCGGACTACGCCCTGACGAGATTGCGAAACTATAATTTATGGAAGTAAAAGAGATTAAAAATGGTGCGCCATTGTTAATCGGAGACGTTTACTGGTTAGGGGCTTACTCAGACGAATATGTTCTGATTAAGCCAGACCCTAACGATAAAGATAAGTTAATTTTCTTCAACAAACGAATTGAGCGAAACGTAAGCAGATACCGAAAAGATGTCACCCATTCAGTATTTAGAATTGATGAATTTGATTGGTCTGCATACGCAAAATATTCACATCTACTTAAGCGTCTGCGTATGATTAGAGAAGAGAAAGACCTTACATATCATTATGTAGGGAAACAACTTGGTATCAATCGTATTAAGATGTCTAACATTTTTAGAGGCGTAGAAGAGGTTGAGCTTGATTATCTTCAAAAGGTCTCTGATGTAATTGGTGGCGGAGATATTCGTCAGTATTTAGAAGAAGAAAGCGGGGAAGATGTTGATGGCTAGAAACAAATTGTCTGACCTCAATAACCACCTTTTCGAGCAAATTGAAACTATTATGGATAGGGACTTGGACGGGAAAGAACTTAGACAAGAGTGCCATCGTGCACGAACACTTGTTCGGTTATCGAGAGAGGTTATCCAAGCCCACTCATTAGCATTAAGAGCTAACGAAATTAAATGGAAAATGTTACCAGAGGGAGAGAATCCTTATTATGGTTTGCCAGACCCTAACAAAGCGCCAAATCAAATCCGCTGAACGTAAAGCGTTCATGGAAAAGTATGCTCCTATCATGAGTCGAGAAGAGTTTACTGAGGCTTACAACAAAGAGTTCGGTACAAAATATACCGTTACATACTTACGAAGCTTAGTCTATAAGGCGGGTATTCTTAAGAATGAACGGTTTCTATTTGATGAAGAGCATGATAAGTTTCTAATCGAAAATGGCCCAAGTATGACTTGTAGTGAAATGTTGGAATTGTTTGAAGAAACATTCAATTATAGACCACAAAAGGCTAGTTTATACCAAAGATATAAAAGACTGAATATCCAACCAAAGTTGGAACGAGAAAAGTTTACAGAAGAAGAAATTGATTTTCTTAAACGTAACGCTCAAAACCTATACTTTGGTGAGATTTATAAGTTATTCGTAGAGCGCTATAGACACGTTAGTTATGACGCTTTTAGATACCAGTGTAGAAAACACAATATCGAATATGCTCATGGCTTTGATTTGGTTAATGATGATGTCAAGACACGCTATAGAGATATTGGTTTTGAAATCGTTTGGAAAGCTCCTAGTGGTAAGCTGTATAATTTTGTTAAGTATGCTCATGGCATTAAGCATAACTATATCCGCAAAGACAAAATGATTTACGAATCACATTATGGTGAATTGCCAAGTACTCATTGTATTATTCACTTAGATGGTGATACATTAAACGATGATATTGACAATCTTTTTGCGGTCGATAGACGTGTTGTTAGCACTTACACAAGACTTGGGCTTAAGATTACTGACAATCCAGAAATCAATTTGTCAATTATCAATACAGGTCAGTTGCAATTTGAAATCAGTCAAGCCATTAAGAAGAGGTTGTAGAATGAAGAAATATAATGTCCATATTTTGAATGAACTAAATTACGATAGTGTTTTTGTCGGTGAATTTGAGAGTCATACAGAGGCTTTTGCAGAGGCTATTGATTACATGGAAAGTCGGTATGAAGTAGATATGGAAAATGCTTTTATGGCTTTTGATATGTCAAGCGAAAACATCACTATCTCAATCGGCTCAACCACCTACAAGATTATTATTAACACAGGTGATAAGTAATGCCTAAAGAGTATAGGCAAGCGCAACTTAGGTTTGCAAGAAGTGAATTACTTCCATACAATGTTGATATTGAAGTAATGGACGAAGAAGATATTATTGATTACCTGAAATATAACAGTGAATTTATGAGAATGACCCAAGCATACGGTGAGTGCGAAGAGTATTTCTTTGTACCGTCATTTGGTGAAGAGGTCGAGTTATCTTTTGCAGTCATTTGGACTATGGAAGTAGAAGACCATAAAGAGATTGATATTGATGGTTTATCAAAAACAATAGAGGGCTATGTATGTCGTGACGGAAATTGGTCACCATACGGAAAGGATATTGATGGTTAAATATGTTGCAGTTCTGGACTTAGAGACCACAGGTTTCTCTCCAGAGAAAAACGAAATTACGGAAGTTGCTATTGCATTTCTTAACCCACGCACTCTTAAGAAAGAAAAAGAGTACACGACACTGGTTAAGATTAAAGAGTCATACATTCCTAAAAAGGTAGAAATGCTGACTAACATTACATACGCAATGACTCAAGAAGAGGGTATTCCATTAGAGGAAGTTCAAGAAGACCTCAAAGAGTTATTGGACGATTGTATTGTTGTGGCTCATAATGCCCCATTTGACTTTAGTTTCGTAGAAAAACAACTGGGTATTGAGATTGAGAAATTCTTTGACACCTTGTCATTATCACGAATCTTAGAGCCACAAGTAAGTAGTCATAAATTGGGAGACCGTTGTGAGGCTCATGGTATCAAATTAGTTAACGCTCACCGAGCGATGAATGACGTTTTAGCTACAGCTGAATTGCTTAAGTGGCAGTTGAACGAAATTAAGAATCGTGGAGAGAAGACCACAGATTACCTTAATGTCTTACATCGTGGCAAGACAGGTATTAAATACTATCCTAAGCATACAGGAAATATTCGGGGGTAATTTTATGAGTCAAGATATGGTTAATCACCCATCGCATTACAATCAATATACTCAAGAAGTAATTGATACGATTACTGAATGGGTTAAAGATTATAGCTCTGTAGAGGGCTACTACATTGGTACTGTACTTAAGTATCTAGCACGAGCGCCATATAAAGGTAAGAAGTTAGAGGACTTAAAGAAAGCAAGTTTCTACTTGCAAGAGGCTATTGAGTACATTGAAAAAAGCGCTAAAAAAGATATTGAAGCAGAAACAGGACTTTCATTTTTATTGAAATTCTTAGGGGCTACTGAGTACAACCATAAACCAAACAGTAATATCAAGATGGACTTGAACAATACAGATAAGTTAATGGAAAGCATTAAGAATGGAACTTATTCCTCTAAAATCCAATCAGAAGAATCTAAAGTAATGGAATCTATTAGAAATGGCACTTACAGCCATGGCTCTAAAGGTGACAAGTTAATGCAAGACATTAAAAATGGCACAGTAGATTTTAATGGTAAGAAATATGATTAGTGCCATTTATGCTCAAGGCAGAAACGGTGAAATTGGTCTGAATGGCGGTATCCCATGGAGATTACCCGCAGACCTAAAGATGTTCAAGCATTTAACAGAGGGTGAGACTTGTGTTTGTGGTAAAGGAACGTATGAAAGTATTAAACATCTTAAGAATCGGAATATTCTTGTGTTGTCTAACGAACCTATACAGGACTTGCCAGAGAATTTTAGTCAAGCCACCTTAGATGAAGTGCTTGAATTATCTAAAAAGAAACACGTTATCGTCATTGGCGGTGCGAATGTTTATAAACAACTCATGCCATACACTTCACACATTGTCCGTACAACTATTAACCAAGACTTTGAAGCTGATACTTATATGTGCGATATTGACGAGCCGTCTTGGAGAGTATCAGATGGAAAGTATTACCATGACGAAGAAACGGGTTATAATTATAGAATTGAAATCTTAAAGCGGAGCGTGAACAATGAAGCAGTATCATGATTTGTTACGAACTATCTTAGACGGTAGTGCAAAAGAAGACCGTACTGGTGTAGGGACAACAAGTATCTTTGGACATCAGTCACGTTATGATTTATCAAAAGGGTTCCCGATTGTCACAACCAAGCGAGTACCATTCAAGCTAGTGGTTAGTGAGTTGCTATGGTTCATTAAAGGCGATACTAATATCAGTTATCTGCTTAAGTACAACAACCATATTTGGGACGAATGGGCTTTTGAAAAATGGGTTAAGAGTGAGCACTTCTTAACATCTTCAAAAGACGAACGTGAGAAATTTGACAGAGTTGGTTTTCAGGAAAAGACGATTCATCGTGGCTTAAACTACCGATTTGAAAACCAAGCATTTAATTCTAAGTATTCATCTTACCTAGAAGAGTACCTAGAGCGAATGAAACAACCTGAGTTTGCTAAAGAGTTTGGTGAGCTTGGTAATGTCTATGGGTATCAGTGGAGACATTGGCAAACCAAAGACGGTGAAATTGACCAGTTTGCTAGGTTGATTGACGGTATCAAGAACAATCCTGACTCACGCAGACATATCTTGACAGCTTGGAACGTGGCAGATATTGACGATATGGCTTTGCCACCTTGTCATACATTATGCCAATTCTACGTTAAAGACGGTAAGTTGTCATGTCAACTTTACCAACGTAGTGCAGACGCTTTCTTAGGTGTTCCATTCAACATTTCTAGTTACGCTCTACTCACTCACTTGATTGCAAGAGAGTGCGGTTTAGAAGTTGGTGATTTTGTCCATACAATCGGTGACGCTCACTTGTATTCTAACCACATGGAGCAGACAGAAAAACTATTGGCCCGAAACGTAAAGGACTTGCCAGAACTGGTAATCAACAGCGACAAGTCAATCTATGAATTAGAGCCAACTGACATCGAACTTAAGGGTTACAACCCACACCAAACTATTAAAGCACCGATAGCGGTGTAAAGGACGTGAGATAATGTATAGCATTGTTATCTTTGAGGGCGCTATCTCTTTACTCATTGTTGCTTGGATTGCAGTATTAGAAGAGCTAGCATTAGTAAATAGAACGTTAAAGAAGTTGCGCATTGTAACAATGCTATACAAAATCAACGTTCACGACTGGAAACAACTAGTCGATGATAACAGAAGTAATATTGATAATTTAAGACACTTCATCGAGCATGAAACAAATTATGTTGGACGAAGCAGAGTCTTATATGAGCTATCTAAGATTAGGAGAAAGAATAAATGAGATTATTTGAAGTTGCAAAAGGTTGGGAAGATAAAGGTATCAATCTTCCGAAACGTGGTACTGCTAACAGTTATGGTTACGATTTAGAATCAGCAGAAGAAATCACTGTACCAAGTCGCTTAAGTTTATACCTTGATTACTTATGGGCTAAACTTGGCGAAGTTCTTGGCTTTGGTGATGTAGAGGTTAAAGAAGAAGCTAAGAAGTTACTTAACAAAACCACTTTAGTACCAACTGGCTTAAAGGCTAAAATGGGCCATGATGAAGTATTAAAGGTATATCCACGCTCCAGTACAGCGGTTAAGAAAGGTTTGTCAATGCCAAACAGTGTTGGTATCATTGACTCTGATTACTACTCTAACCCTGACAATGACGGTCACATCATGGTTCCGTTTGTAAACAACAGTTTCTTCCACTACACAATCAAAAAGGGCGAGCGTATTGCTCAGGCTGGTTTTGAAAAATTCTTAGTAACTGACAATGACGATTCAGCTGGTAGTCGTGACGGTGGCTTTGGAAGTACAGGTGATAAGTAATGGTTACAGTTAAAGTTAAAGATGGCTTTAGCGTTCCTAAATTTATGGAGCTTTTGAAACTCGACTTTGTTTATGCAAAATCTGAGGGTCGATACTTGTTGCTGAATAATGAAATGTTCGGTGACATTGCAGAAGATGTTATTACAGCTCAAAAGAACAACTTTAGAGTTGCTATCATTGAAGAAGCTACCATGAACATGGAAGTTTACAATATTCCAGAAGAGGAAGTATTAACAGCATTATTAGAAATGGGGTAATTTCTTGGGTAACGAAATAGATGTTCAAGCTATTTGTACGAGAATTGTATGGAGAGCACCTAATTCGCCATTCAAGATTGCTAAGTTCCGTACCGTAGACTCTCAAGAAGAGTTTACGGTAAAGGGCGTAGCTTCTTGGCAAGAGGGTCAAATCTATCAAATCTCTGCATATAAGGACGGTAAATCTGAAAAGTACGCAGATACTTATACATTATCTAACACAGTCCGCAAACGAAAAGGCGAATATAATGAAGATGATATTATTGATTTCCTGTCCACTATCGTTAGCGAGAATAAGGCTACTAACCTAGTCCAACATCATGGTAAAGATATTTTGAATGTCTTAGAAAAGGAAAATGTCTCAGCGCTTACAGAAGTAGACGGTATTGGCGAGAAGACAGCTCAACGTATGATTCAGTGCTATAAACGTGCGGGCGATAACAACTATGCTTATATCGAATTAGGTGGCAAATACAACCTGACACGAAACGCTATATCTAAAGTTGTGACCCATTTCAAAGGCAACGTTGATTTAGCTATCGAAAAGGTAAACGAGAACCCTTACAATTTATATGATGTTAACGGTTTTGGTTTTAAGAAAGCAGACGAAGCGTTCTTGTATCACTACGATAAAGAGGAACACTTGCAAGACCCACGCAGAATCCTAGCTTACATCAAATACTTCTTTGAAAAGCTATATGAGAATGGTTCTACTTGGGCAACGTTGGAAGAGTTCACTAACGATATGCAGAACTTCATCTATCAAGTTAACCTTAAAGAAGTTGCAAGACTGTATAATGAGTCAGATGATTTCGTTACACTATCCATGGCTGACGGAACCAAACGATTCACCACTAAAAAGAATGTAGAAAAAGAGAAGTTCATCGCTAAAGAGTTGATGTCACGAGTATGGCAAGACAATTATCGTGAGATTGAAAATGCAGATGAAATCATCTTAGAGGTTGAGAAAAAGCAAGGCTGGAGCTTTGATGAAGACCAGAAGTCAGCTATCAATTCTATGTTGAACAGTAACGTATTCTTGCTACAAGGTGGCGGTGGTGTTGGTAAGACCTCTCTTGTCAACGCATATTCCGAAATCTTACAACGCAATAATGTACCATTTTCTCAGGTCTGCTTATCAGGTAAAGCGTCTGATAACATTCGTAAAATTACTGGCTATCCAGCAAGTACCATTCACTCACTGATTAAATACGGTATTCGTGTTCCTAAAGATTACTTCCCATTGCGTGATGAAGTAATCATCATTGATGAAATCAGTATGGTGGACGCTACAATTTTCCAAGCACTATTGAAAGCTATCAAGCCAAACTGTAAAATCATCATGATTGGTGACGATGGTCAGTTAGACAGTATTGGTGTAGGTGTTATGGGTGGTATTCTTGAGTCTGATTTAATTCCGTCTATGCGATTAACGAAAATTCATAGACAAGCTCAAGACAGTGCGATTGTTACTCACGCTACAGAGTTTCGTAATGGCAAAAGGCCACAAGAGCTAAAGTTTACGACAGGCGAACAAACGTTCGGTATCAATCAAGACTTAAGCTATACGATTGTTCCTGATGATGAAGAGAAAACAATCCTGAAATCATCATTAGCCTATTTCAAAAAGGCACTTAATGAATACGATATTAACGACATTCAGATTATCTGCGCTACCAAAACTACTGGGGCCGTATCAGTGAACTTGCTTAACAAGTACGCTCAGATGATGGCTAACTCAGCAGACGGTATCAAGGCAGAAATGGTAGTTAACAAAGGTTACGATAGCGAATATACACTGCGTGTAGGTGATAAGGTAATCAATACTAAGAACACCAAGTCTGACCCACCAATTTACAATGGTAACACTGGTATTTTAACTAATATTGAAGACGAAAAATTCACAGTTGATTTTGATGGCATTGGAGAAGTAACGCTTAACAAATCAGAAGTCAATCAAATTCAACTTGGTTACGCTATCACCATTCACAAGTCACAAGGTAGTACAATTAAGAATGTAATTATTGCTCTGCCTTATCACTTCATGCTTAACTCAAGAGAGTTGCTTTATACAGCGGTCACTCGTGCGTCTAAGTATGCAAGTATCATTACAAGTAAGAAGTCATTCACTCAGTCGATTAGAAAGTCTTCCAAGAAGATTCATAAGACCAATCTAGGACTGTTTATGAAAGTGCTTGACAGAAAGGAAAATTCAGATGTTCAATAATAATGAAGTAGCTTATTATCGTGGCGAGGTGGTCACTGTCATTCGTGCTTATCATGTGGGTGACGAGTTGTATCTGCATATCCGATATGACGATGGTTCAGAAGAATACTTGACAGGTATCGAAACACGAACAGTTGTTCGCTTCGGTGAGCAAAACGTCGATTCTGAGGTCATTTCAGAATCTGAGGCGGGTAATGAGCCACAAGAAGAGCTCAGAAACGAAGTTTCAGAACCTGAACCAAAAACAGAAAACGAAACACCTCAGCCAGTAGCTTATGCTATTGATAAGAAAGGTGAAGAGACGCCAATCTACAACCTAAAAGAGTTCGTTTCAGAACACAATATGGTATTAGAGTCAGTTCAAATGTGTTTGGACGGAACTCAAAAGACCCATAAAGGCTTTTCATTCCGATTAGCCTAATATACAGTCCGCTCCTAATGGGGCGGTTTTTATTTTCCTCTTGTTTCATATGAGATTATGTGTTATAATATAGGTATCAAGATAACAGGAGAATGATTTTAATGTATGATAACTTAGAGACCTCGGAGATTATCGAGTTCTTAAACGCCATTAAGCGTGACGGTTATCCTCAATATATGATTCCAGAATATAAGAAAGCGCTTGCAGTATTAGACGGAAGAAGTGAGTTAATCGCCATGCTATATCATTACAGACTAAACTTTGAGGTGAATTATGAAGAAGATAATCATAGTTCCATCTAAGCCAGTACCTAAAGGCAGACCAAGATTTGTATATAATCAATACACTCATAAGCCAGCAGTCTACACGCCAAAGAAGACATTAGACTATGAAAAGTTTGTAGCTCAGTGCGCTAGAGATATTGAAAACAACGAATCTATTGACGGATACTTTAAGATGTCAGTAATCATTTACTTTAAGATTCCAAAATCATGGTCTAAGAAGAAGAGAGAAGAAGCAAAAGAGGGTAAGTTAAAGCCAGTAGTAGGTGACATTGACAACTATGTGAAGTCAATCTGTGACGGGCTAAACGGTGTCGCTTACAAAGACGATAAGTATATGTACGAGCTTAACGCAAGTAAGAAGTACGGAGAGAAAGACCTAGCAATAATTGTATTGGAGTACGATGAAGACAATGATTAAACTATATACAGTAGAGAATGACGCTAATGTTCAGCGTGTAGAGATGGTATTCAGAATGTATGGGATTGAAACTGAAAAGGTTTTCTTCCCACAAGAAAAGATGGACAAGATTAAAGAGACTTATGGGTTTGATGAATTGCCAGTAGTCATGCCACCAGAAGAAACTCTCATGCCACCTTTCTGTGGTTACAATGACGCTAAGATTGTAGAACTTAAAGACAAAATAAAAGAGTAGTGAATAATCACTACTCTCTTTTTTATTATGCTTGAGGGTGTTCCTCTGTTCCCTCGTGGTCAGCTTGCTCTAACTCTTTAATGAGCTTAGTCAATCGTGCTTCAAGGTCAACTGTTTTCAGATAACTCTTGTAAGCGCTCTTACCACTTGCCCATGCCTCTTGCACATCTAATAGATATGGAGACGGAGCTTTGGAGTAGTCAGGCTTCTTGTTATCTTCTTTCATCTTGTCGGTGAAGTAAACGTGACCAACGTGCTCTTTCTGTGCTCTTTCCATTACCTTGAGGTAGTTCTCAGGAGTTACCCCATACACAACGTGCCAGAATCTAGCTTTAGGCTGTGTTCTGTAGTATGGTTGTGTGATGATAATGTCTCTATCTTTGTAATCTTTCGCAGTAATGTATTGGTTAGCATTACTTTCGTAAGTCATAAAGATGTCAGCTGTAGGAAGAACTGCTTCAATGGTGTTAGTGCCAGGATTTGCAACCACGAACAGACGACTATTAAGCTTCTTAATCTCGTCATGAAGCTCTTGGTAGTGAGGAATCAAGGCTACTTGCTCAGCAGTCCAACCTGAAATGGTCTCGTCTAGGAAGATACCATCGACATTATACCACTCAATGTGCTTTCTCACGTCTGATAAAATCTCTGTTTTATCACGCTGTCCATACCCAGTATGAACGTAACCAAGAATCTTAACACCCTTACCACGAGCGATAGCAACCTGTTTCTCGAAGTCTGTGGACTTCTCAGCGCCCGCACCGTTAGCATTGTTGATAATTGTAAATCCAAGATGGTCTACATCAAGAACTTTACCCCATTGTGAGTTTTCGTTCTTGTAGTAGTCAGCCCAGTAGTAAGTTACTGGAGAGAAGAACTGTTCATTAGAACGAGCGTACTTGTTAAACTCTTTGTCTTTTTCAATATCAGCAAGTTTATCAGATACATTTGCTGTAGGTGCTGGCTTATTTTCTACCTCGTGAACTCTGTCAGAAAGACTTCTAGTTTCTTCTAAAATAAGGTTTCTAACCTCGTCTTCATCTTTCCAGTTACGTTTGATGAAGTCGTATCTAACGATACCTTTAATTGCTTTCTTAGTGACTTTATGAGTTGCTGTAACAGTGATTTCGATATAACCACCATTTTCTCCTAAATCAGAGAATTGGTCTGCCTCATAATCTGAATGGATATAGTGTAAACCATTCTCTTCACCATGTTGCAAATTGTAATCGTTAAAATCTGCTTGAATACCATTTTTAGGGTATTTTTGAATGTCGTAAGTGAAATCATAATCTTGTGGGTTTGGAATATTGATAATCACATTATGTTCGTCACCCATGGTAGTAAACATAGACCCACCATTGCTTTCAATAAACGTTAATTCATAAGGTCTACTGAACGCTAAATGGTCAGGCTCATGACTTCCACCTGTACCAGCTGGCAACGCTTTTAATTTCTCTTGGACAATCTCTTCAACCTTACGATTGATAGCGTCCATATCTAATGCTGGCTGTGGAGTTGGTTGCGCTGGAGTAGGTGCTGGAGTGTTCTCACGAACATATTTAGCGATTTCTTCACGAACCTTTTCAAGAGTTACATCGCTTACTGGTTGAGCGTTGTTCTCTGCATGAAGTTGAGTATCATCAATCACCAAAATCTTAACAAAATAATCAAGTGAGATATTGTGTCCATTTGGTGTAGTTCTCTTAACTGTGAACTTAACTGTAGTAGGAAGTGAATCCATATCAGTTACTTCTTCATTTTCGTTAAGGAGTCTTGGCGCAAATTTCAATCTGAAATCTGTATCTGGCTCACCCATTTCACGATATACTTCAAAAGTTTTACGGCTAGCGCTTGCTTGCTCGTAATACTCATAAGTGTATTGCTCTTCTGTATCTTCTTCCCCACGCCAGAACGCTGTGGCAAAGTTAGAATAAGCCTCATTAGCATTTAAGTCCTTACCTTTCTTGCTCTTCATCAAAACAAGAATCATGTTAGGGTTGCTTGGTTCAATCCAGTTGCTCTTCTTAACAACTTTATTTGCAGTATCTAACAAAGCTCTATCTGACTCTGATAAGCCACCGCCACCAGTTCTATTTTGAGATTTTAGCTCAGCTAACCACTCTTGTTTAGTTCCAGCATATCCATTAACCTGAACATCAATGTCATAAGCACTAAACCCTTGAGGACCTTGAACTGGAATTAAAGTGTCTCGATTACCAACTACCCATGTTTGGTTAGGGCCAACTTGAGGTGTTAAACCATCAACACCATCACGACCGTCTCTACCGTCACGACCAACAATCTTATGGTTGGTACGCCCACCGTCAATGGTTAAGTAACCATCGTCAACACCAAATTCAGGTGTTCTACCTTTAGGCCCTTTTAATGAAGCTAAGAAGTCTGCAACAGTACCAGTGTTACCTTGAGATTTCCAAACTTCGTATGCGTCAGCACCAGCGTCACCACGATAACCTCTAGGGCCACGCAATTCTTGGAACATATCGTTAACAGTACCAACGTGACCTGACTCTAACCAGTATTGGTAAACCCCTTTACCAACTTCACCTTGGATACCTCTATCACCACGCTCACCACGAATCGTAGCAAACTCTTTCAATTCACCTTTAATAACACGATAAATCTTACCGTTGTCAGGTGTACCGTATGCGTTGATAATAACAGTATCTCCCTCTTTCAAGGTATCTTTCTTATCACGCATTTCTTGGATAGAACTAAATGAATAGTCAAGTTCTAAACCGTCACCCTTGTCACCTTTTTCACCTTTAGGCAATTTGAAGTCAAGGACAGCTTCTGTTTCGGTACCACTATTGGTAATACCAACTTCTTCTGGTGTTTCAGCTACAGATACATTACCAACCCTTACTTTACCAGATGGGCCACGCAATTCTTCTGCGCTAGGTAAGTGGTCAATATGCTCTTGCATTTTAGCTTCATAAGCCTTTTTAGCTTCTTCAAACTTAGCCAAGTATTCTTTTTGAACACCGTCAAGGTTTTCAATGTAATACTTCTTAATGTCTGAAATCTTAGAGTCAATAGCAGAACGTACAACCTTGAATGAAAACGCTCCAGTGTCAGCAATCATTTCTTCATGTTTTAGATAAACATAAACATCAACATAATCTGTTCTGTCATTGTCAATCAGCGTAGTGTCGAACTTGTAAATTGCTTTCCCGTCAGCAATCTCAGCTCGTGAGTAAACAGTTCTGTTGGTATCTCTAAAGACAGCCATAACTTCAACCTTATAGGTTTCGTCTAAAGCAATCTTAGCACCAGACTCATCGTTAAACGTAAATTCAAAAGACGAATTGAGGTGGTCTTCTGAGTAGAGTTTAACATCTAATTCAGCACGGTCTTTCTTTTGGGGATTGATATTAAACTCGTGCTTGATAGTTTTACGCATAGGCACTCTCCTTTAATTTAGGGTACACCATCGTGTACCCATTATTTATACCTTAGTTTTTGATTTGGATATATAAACGGATTGGTTGACGAGAACCCGTTTAGCTCCATAAGCCGCTCCATCATTTGATTTACCGTAACACCAGTTACTAAACCATTATTGATTAAGCGTTGAGAAATTTGCCATAAACCGTCACCAGATTGAACCTCTGTATATTGTGGCCCATTACTTGTAGTAACAGTTCCAATAGATAGTGGTTTGTCCCCTAATTGACTTCTCCAAAAGTCGCTTTGATACTTCTTATCAGGAACATAATCTGTATTATAGTAACGAATACGAATTGTAGGGTAATGACTATCATCGTCCCTACCAGCATAATAACCATAATATCTTGGGTCATCGTTTACGCCCATTAAACCAAACCCAGTAATTGTGCCCTCTGCTAATTGCTTAGCGAATTTAGTGTCAAGAGAAACCCATTTGTGTTGCCCACGCTTAAAGTATGTAGAAGCAATTCTGTTTTCTGTATAGTCAAATGTACTTGGTGGAGCAGTAAAGCTATGGGTAATAATGTTAGCGTCACCGCCAGCAACATACCAAGTATGCTTGTTTTTAAGATACAAGTCGATACTTACAACAGCTTTTCCTGAAATCGCTTTCTGAATCTCTGCAAAGTCAAACCCAATTAAGCTCCGTTGGTTACCCCAATAAATAGGGTCATAGATAATGTTTTCAACAGTGTTATGTCTACCATATTTACCCATATACATATCGCCATTGTCGATATGGTTTCTCACATTTGCGCTAGTGTATGAACGGTTCCATGTCGCCCTGAACTGTTTCTCTGTAATAGCGTCAAAATTGTATGAGTAAGCTGGCTCCCACAATTTAGTCTTAGCATTATATCTGTGAGCCTTATATTCTTTTGGGTCTCCGTATTGCATTTTCTCCCAAGTCTTTGTCTCAGCTACATAGTGATAAGCATTAGTCGCACCACGATACCATTCTTCCCATCGTTTAGTATCTTTATTATACTGTCTGATATAGTTTACCAAATTTAATCAGCCCCAATCCATAATGACCCGTCAGGGATATTCTCGCCCACTGGTTGAGTGTCTTGCATATAAAGTCTACGTCCACCAATCATGACATAGTTAGTAAAGTCTGGCGCTTGTCCAGTTCCGTCTAATGTCATAACCGCTTCTTGATTACTGTTAACCAGGGATAGTTTTTGAGTTTGAGCGTCACGAACAAACCCTACACCTTTCAACTCAGAACCAACCTTAAATAGTAATGAAGCTGGGTTCCCATTGTTTCCATTTGGCTCAAGAAGAACTCCGTTACCTGATAAGATACCGTCATTATCAATAGAAGCAATCTTCTTACCATTAGCCCCAGTAAACTCTAATTTGTTACCATTACCATTTACTAAGATATTGTTTCCGAATTTAATACCAGCGTCAAACGTTAATGCTTTGTCGAATTTACCGCCCGCACCAAATCTTACAAAGTCTTTAGCATGGAAACCGTCTAATGTATCAGCGTCGAGACCTGAGCCATCGCCGTCATTTTCTTCTGTCCATACCTTTTTGTCGTTGTATGTTAGGTCTCCGCTACCATAAATCAATGCTGGAACCTTAGAGTTACCAATAGTGAATTGTGATTGTGAGAAGCCTAAGATTTGTCGCTCTTGACCTTTGAAGTCATACTTGAACGATGCGCTTGGAGCCAACTTAACATTGCTTAGCTGACTATTATCGTCTAGCTTTAAGTAACTCTTAGCAAGAGAGGTGCCAAGGTTATCATAGTCTCTCTTTAATGAAGCGAGACCACTAGCATTAGTTCTGTTGTTGTCGTATAGCTCATTTAAGCTATCAACCAAGCTACCTTTTTTATTTGTTTGTAGCTGACCTAAAGTACCAATCGCTCTATCAAACGCTTCTACTTTGTCTTTAAGGTATTTACCACCACTTGCCCAACCTTTAGCTTCTGAGCCTTTTGGTACAGTGTTGTGATAAACGTTGCCGTCAACATCATACAACGTGTAATGAACAATATCAGGGTCTCCAATAGGCCCCACCGCCTTAACTTCCAATGTAGCTTTACTGTTAGTTGCTACACCTGTAGGTAGTCCCTCAATACGAGTAACTGAATACACGCCTGATACACGAATGTTTCTAAAGTTGACATTACTCTTAGTTTCGCCCTCAAAGAGTAACTTAGATAAATCACCAATTAACCCATTATTCTTATCAAAGACCTTAACCGCATTGGCGCTAGTCTCGAAATGGTAAACATCAAATTCGCTACCATTATGAATCTTATATCTAGCCTGTCTATTAACCATTATCTATCTCCTTACCAACGCTTGCATATCCAATCTTTTCTCCGTCAGAGTCGAATACCCCATCGACACCGCTTTCAAGACGTTCGCTTTTAGGGTTGAAGAATACAAGTGAGGGACTGGACTGTAACTGTCCAGTTTTTCCCGTCACCATAAGTCGTTGTTTGTTATTGTATAGGTCTTGAACAATTACTACATCATCTTTTTGTATCCATGAATGTAAATGTTCTGCTAATGTGCACTCATAAATCTCATTGTTAATATTTACCTTGCACTTAAAACCAACTGGGTCTTCTGTAACAACGCCAGTCAAGCTACTTGTGGTACTATAACTATCAAGCTTACCGTCAACGATAGTCATAATAGCGTTGATTAGTTCCATGTGTCCATCGTTAACGTCTGCCATTATAACACCTCGATAAAGTGAACACCTTTACCAGCGTTTCGTGGTGGTGTACTATTTACATACAACTGGTTGTAAAGTACCCAATCGTCAGGACTAGTAGTTGGGTTTTTACCTGTATTTGCTCGTTTAGCGTAGTAGAGCAATCCATTATCTACACCTGTAGAAGCAGAAACTCCGTCACCAATTACATAAGAAGCTGTAGGGTTCCATTCACCCTTATATCCAATACTTAAACTAGGCTCACCCTGTTTACCCCTTAGAGAAGCATGAACCCAAGTACTTGCGCCGCCAGCAGATAATGGATTAGTTACTGTACTAGATGTATGGTCAGCTCTACATAGGTATAAGTCACCGTTTGAGGCGGTCACTAAGTTTTGGAACTTGTACTCTTTGTTTTCTACCCACTCACCAACGTAAGTAAATTGTCTAATGTAAGAATCCCAAGTCTTTTGCTTTTCCTTGATGAATCCTTGAACCTCTGAATTGAAAAACTTTTGAGTGGAATACAACGCTGATGTAAGTCTATTCCAAGACTGAGCGTTAATTAAATTATCTCTTAGTTCTGTAGTAAGCTGTAGTATCTCGTTCTGCTCAGCTGTACTAAGACTGGCTTTACCTTTTAGCTCTGTTAATCTTTCCGCTTTTTGATGTGCTGTATAATCAAGGTCAAAGACCTCGTTAAATTCATCAATTTGGTTAGGAAATTTTGACAGAGAACCGTCAATAATTGCCATTGTAACACCTCTTTATATTATCTGTTACTATTATAACATAATATTGATTATGAAACAATAGCTATTTCACAATTTGGACATTAAAACCAAGTGACGCTACAGTTGCGTCAGCATTGTTAAATACTGTTCTGGCTGTCAATGGAACACCATAAATGTTCATGAAGTGAATACCACCTACAGAACCAGTATCTTTGTCGTCAATATCAAAAAGGAAATTCCATACTTTATCCATGGTCTTAACCTTTTCAATTACCTTTCTTTGAACCTCTTCTGGTGTGCTTGCGATAGGTAAAAACTTGTATAAGAAGTTAATACCAATGCTAGATTTGCCACGCATAGATGGCCATAATCTTAACCATTGTTCTCTAGTACATAACTCGTAAATCGCTATAACAGACAGGTAACTAGCAACGTAATGCTCTGAATCGCCCACAAAAGCACCATTGTTAATTAGTTTCTCGCAAATCTCTGTTAACTTTCTACGTTTGTCTTCTTTAGTCATATCAGTATATACTGATTGGAACCGTTCCTTAGCCCCATGGATAAACTCAGCAAAGCCCTCGTTTATATAGGTTGGAACCTGAATTGCGTTATCATGACCAATGTAGTCATTCAACGTAGCATGGAACATTTCGTGACCAAGCACTCTGTCAGCAAAGTCACCCTCACTTCTATTTGAAGCAGCACCGTTTTCATCTTTCAGGTCAAGCTCTGCAAAGTCAGCTAAGTCAATCATTAAGGTTTGGTTCTTGGTTGTAGCATAAGAAGTAACGCTTGCTTGCTCTCCACCGTCAATGTTATCTTGGAACCTAACAGTCAATGTAGCCTCACCACTACCAAGGATACCATAACAGTCTCTAATTCTAGCTTCTGATAACGATAACCAACCAAGGTTTGTAATACCTCTTGAGATAGCATTTACAAGCGGGTTCTTTTCTTCCCCATATTCAAGAGTGACAAAGTATAATTTATGAGCCTCAATTTTCATCGTGCCCTCTACTGACAAAGCAGTTGTGATACTGTCAATAGCATACTTCTCAATCTTGTGTGTTTCTGGGTGCTCTACCGTAATTACATCGTTAACGTCCAAGAAATAAATAGGAACTGTTTCAATCGTAACCTTTTCTTGGAAGTTAGAGCTTTTCAGAACCTCGTACTTAGCCTTGGCAATACATTGCTCGTTCGTAACATACTTCTGTTCCTGAACAACCTTGATACGTTCGCCAATCGCATATACATTGAATGGGCTTTTAGCGTCAGTAACTCTTGCTTCCCCAATCGGTGCGATACCAGTTACTTCACTAATATTACCATAAACAATGTACTTATTTTTAATATTTGTAAGGTCATAGTCTTCCTTAAAGGATATAATCGTATCAAAACCAACGTTTTGAGAAGTAAACTCCCACTTAGGTCTGTCAGTCTGAGCGTCTAATTGCATTGGGTACTTTCTAAATTCAAACTCGCCCTTGATATTGTACCCACAACCAAACTCCATATACATATCTCTAAGAGTAGTAATGAGTTTTGTGAACTGGTCAACCTGTCCAAATTTGAGTGTATAAGGGACTACTTCATTTTCTAAGCTAGGCTCAACAAACCCAAACTTGGTTTCGCCAACTTTCTCCATAGCCTTACGCATAGCAATATGAATAGGTGTACCGATTGCAATTTCTGTCTTATCAACTAACTGGTTATCGTTATACTTTAACATCTTGTCTGCTAAAGTGACATTCAGTTCATAAGATGTTGCACTCTTCTCGTAAGAAATCTTGTCAATCCAAAACGTCCCAAGTAAAAAGTTAATCTCTTCACCCGTTGCATTATCAATGATACCCGCATACATCTTGATATATTTGTTGAACCACAATAATGAATCTGGGTTAGGATATGTGGTCTTATTTACCACCATCTTAAAATCAGCAGTCCGTCTAATTAAAGACGTAGAGCTAATTCTGATATTACCAGATGAAGCCTGACCAACAATCGTATCAATAACTTCATTTGTCTTTTCATCAATTACCTGTAATGTAATACTCTGTCTTCTCACTGGCTGAGTATGGACACGATAGGCAGACTCGTTTAATGAGTCTACCCGAATATCGTCCACAACATTGGGTAATGTATGATTATTAAATTCTTTATCTAAAATACTAGGTACATTAGCCATACATTAGTTCTCCCATAAAATCTCGCCATTTTCGTTATATGTGTATTTAGACTTGACAGCTTGTCCAATCAAGCCCATTCCTTTCAGTGAGTTACCCTCAATCTTACCAACCTCGGTATAGTTGAAACTTACCTTTTGAACATCGTGGAGCCAATCAGCCTTAGGAGCTGTCTTAACATCAGTGATAGCAACAATTAAAATTTCACCACTCTCGTTTCTAATAATCTTAGAAGCGCCATTGTTTAAGAAGTTAACGATAGACTCTCTAAGTTTGTATTCATTCGCTTTATTGATAGGCCCGCCATGTTTTTGGTGTTCTTCCGTTACAGGCAAGAAACTCATGTAGCCACTCTTATAATTCTGACTACCAAAGATAACGACAGGGTATCTACCATTCATAGGACTAAGTGTCGCACTATTTCTATGGTGTGAAATTTCACCAAGTTCAAAGTCAAGGTTCATTCTATATGTGTCGTTAATGTCTGAGATATAAGACCCATAGTAGTTAACGGTCACTGGAGCAGATTGAGTAATTTCACCTAAAACCTCTTTTGATTTTGGTAAAATTGCATACTCATAAGTAACACCATTTTGTACCGTCTTGTCCACAAATGAATACACGTTATACTCAAATTGGTAATCAGTTTCGCCAACCAACACCCATTTAGCATTAGGTTCAAACTTACGTCTGTAAATCAACAAACCGTCAATCTTGAAACCGTTTGCGTCAATGGAACCAGCTTCAATATCATTCTTGAACTTAGCGTCAATGATATGTTTGAGTTGCCAGCCAGTAGGTTTAACGTTGTCTGCTGGAAGTGAAGTATCTACACTGACAAACACTTCATCGTAAACACCACCGTTAAGCGTTAGTTCGTCAATGTTATCAGTAGGAATTGCGGTGTCGAAGAATGACCCGTTAACACCATGACTCATGAATGTATGTCCGATAATCATTACTCCACCACCTCAATCTTCATGTCTACTCTAAACTCTACCACTTTAATATATAGGTAGAAGTGTTTCTTTTTCAGGTCTAGCACGATATTTGAACGACTTTGATATACAAGTCCTAACCCATCTTCGTTAAGATACTCTTTCTTGCACACGATACAGTCGTCACGCTTATAAAAAGTCATGCCAATTCCGTTTTTGTCTTCACGTTCAAATTCTAGGAACTTACCATTTGGAATATGCTTACACCAAATCTTAGCGATAAAGTCACTAGCTTGTGCCATACCCATTTTCTTATAAGTTAACGGTCTGTCAGGTGGAATGATTACCCATTCACCGTTCAGATACTGGTAACTCATTGGGACAGCGCCCTCTTCTTCACCTTTAATGTAAGGTCTTGTCTGAATACCAAGATGTTGTCTTAAGAACCCTTGGACTAAAACTTGTCCATCTGTAGGTTGGTTCAAAGTTTGAACAGCCCCTGTTACAGACGGTGCAATAAAGTGCGGTATGAACTCGTGCATACTAAATGCTTCAAGTCCATTTTGTGTAGTTACATAGACCGCAATATAATACAACTTACCTTTGGTTAAACCATTGACACGTTCGGTCATAACGTTAGGTGTAGTCATGTCAGCTTGTCTAGTTGGGTACTCTTTAACAGGTAACTTGTTTTGGTCTAGCAATGAGAACCGATAAGTTGATACCTTATCACCTTGCTCTTGACCCATTACAACTGTCATTAGCAAATCATTATTATATACAAATTTTTCGTCTCGTAGGGACTCGAATAAGAACGTTGGTTTAGATAAGCAAGTGAATTTAACCTCTTCACTCCATTCGCCCCATACATCGCCTATTTTGAGCCGAATACGTGCATAGTAGGACTTACCATTAACCAAAGTGGGTGTTAAAATGTGAATTTTATCGAACGACACAACTTGCTTGCTGTAGATAGAAGAGCTGTTCTTCTCTGCCTCTCTAATGCTTAGTTCGTTTTCTGTAACACGCTCTGGCCCCAGATACAAGTATTGAAAAGTATACTCGTCTCTAGCGTCAAAGTTGCTTACATAATTTAATATAGGCTTCAAGTATTCACCCTCTTAAATCAGTTGCTTGGGGACGGAGTGCGTCCCCTTACAACCTTAATTGTCTTTGTCATTTACAGCTTGCTTAGCTAAAAGGTTGAGACCTCTTAATTGCTCAGCAAATGTATTGCCGTCAGTTACATTAGGTAGCTCAATTCTATCAATGTGAATTGGAGAATTATTTACTGCCTCGTTGAGTAATGTCTTCTTAAGCTCAGTAGCAATAATGCGTGTGAGGTCAGTCATGACATTTTTGAATGAAAGCTCAAAGCGTTCGCCCAATCCGTTCAGTGGGTCAGAAGCACCACTTGTTCCACCAAAGAAGCTGTTAGCAACAATACCGTTACTTGCAAGGTATCTCTTGTAAGCGTCGATAATGTCACCGTATGAGCCACCCTTAATCTCAGGAATGTCACCCAAGATTGTGGAGTAAGCAGTTCTTAGTAAGTCTAAGTCGCTTCTCAACTCATCTTCCGTCTTGTACTCGCCTTTGTTAGCCTTTTCAATGATAGTTCCAAGCGACTCAGCGTATTTCTGACGTTGCTCTTGTCTATACTTTTCAAGGTCTTTATTAGCTTCATTCAACTCTTTTTTGGTCTTATCGTACTCGGTTTGGTCAGCTACATAACCCCAGTCATAGGTTCCATCATCGTTTCTGATTAAGGTTTGAACCTTTCTTTCTTTCTCGATGTTGTTCAGTTTCTTTTGCAATTCAGCAACTTTTAACTGTTTCTCTAAGTACTCAAGGTCATGCTTAGACACGTCACGTTGAGCGTCTAATACTTCAAGTCTTCTTTGGAGAGCTTTGTCTTCTGTATCGACAATTCTCTTTCTCAAAGCCTCAAGTTCTAACTCTTTCTGAATACCAGTTACCCAGTTATCACGATAAGTTTTCCATTTATCTAACGTGCTACCGCCCAGAATATCTTTCTCAATACCATCTTTGATAGTGTTGAGTGTATTCTCTAACACGTTTCTGTTTGCGTTTAGAACCGATACAGCTAAGTCAGCAAATGTACTCTTGGCACTCTTAATCTTTTCCTCTAATAGATTCCATTCATAAGAACCCTCTTGATACAATGCTTGTTTCGCAATCAGTTCATCTAAGTGTTTCTTGGCTGTTCTGTACTCGTTTGTCTTACCAGCGAATACAGCGTCAACAAATGATTGTTTAGCTCCAGTTCCAAGACCTAAGAGACCAGCTATCTCAAGATATTTTTCAAATACTTCTCTGTACTCTTTCGCCCTATTGAGTGACTTATCAATCAACTCAAATTCAAAGTCAAAGCGTGATTTAACTGTATCTTTAATTGACTTCTGAGCGTCAATCATAGCTTTCTCG